GGCGCAGGCAAAACTCGCGGCATGGATGGCCGCCGATGACGCGCGCACCCTGGGGCAGAATTACACTATCGACCAGGGGAACGTCAAGCGTGTCATAACACGCGCCGACGCCGCTGAAATCCGTAATAATATCAATTACTGGCGGAGGGAAGTTGAGCGCCTGAGTAAAGGCACGTCCGCTCCCGTCGCGAGATTCATACTGCCGAGGGACATCTGATGAACGTTATCGATAGTGTTGTCAGCTTCTTCAGCCCTTTAAGCGGCCTCAAAAGACAGCAGGCGCGGGCAATTATGTCGGTTTATGGGAACACCCATACCGGCGCTTTGAAGATGCGGCAGTCCATGCGCGGCTGGTCGATGAAATCGTCCACCAACCCGGACGACGAAGTACTGCCGGACATCGAGACACTTCGGGTAAGAACGAGGGACTTATATAAAAACAATCCGATTGCGGGCGGGGCCATAAAAACAACACTCACCAATGTTATCGGGAGCGGTTTAAGGCTCCAGTCCCGTATCGACAGAGAATTTATAGGGATGGACGATGACGGGGCGGACGAATGGGAAGCCGATGTCGAGCGCCAGTTCAGGATGTGGGCGGAATATCCCGACGCCGACGCGGGGCGGAGGCTGAACTTTTACGAACTCCAGCAGCTCGCCTTCCTTTCCGTCCTTCACAGCGGCGAGGTAATGGCCTTACTGCCGCTCGTTCCGCGGCCCGGTACTGTGTCGGATCTGCGGATTTACCTGATCGAGGCCGACCGCGTTTCCAATCCCTACGGAGCGGCGGACAATCCCTGGATTGCGGGGGGCATCGAGATCGGCCAGTTTAACGAGCCGATCGCGTACCACATGATGACGACACCAGGAGGTTTCCTGAACCCTATCCGGAAATGGGTGAGGGTCCCGGCCTTCGGTGAAAAATCCGGACGGCAGAACGTCATCCATTTATTTACCCCGGAACGTCCGGGACAAAGACGGGGAACGCCCTACCTTACCCCGGTTATAGAAACATTAAAACAGCTTGGCAGATATACGGAAAGCGAACTTATGGCGGCGGTGGTATCAAGCATGTTCACGGTTTTTGTAAAATCGTCAACAGGGAGCGGCGATATTATCGGCCCCGCCCTGCCCGAAGACCAGAGGATAGATCAGACCGGCGGAAGCTATGAACTCGGTTCCGGCGCCATTATCGGCCTCGCCCCGGACGAATCCATAGAGACTGCCAATCCAGGAAGACCTAACCAGGCTTTCGACGCTTTTGTCCAGTCCCTGCTCAGACAGGTCGGAATGGCACTGGAAATCCCTTATGAACTCCTTATAAGGCATTTTCAGGCGAGCTATTCGGCAAGCCGGGCCGCTTTGCTGGAAGCCTGGAAATTTTTCAGGATACGCAGGCAATGGATGGGCACGAAATTCTGCCAGCCTGTTTATGAGGAATGGCTGACTGAGGCTGTACTGAACGGGCAGGTGAAAGCCCCCGGATTTCTTGACAACACCGCAATCCGCAGGGCGTATTCTATGGCCGAATTTATAGGCCCTGCACCCGGCCAGATCGATCCGGTGAAAGAAACTCAAGCGGCGCAGGAAAGGGTTGATCTTACTATTTCGACACTTTCGGAGGAAACCGCACAGATCGTCGGCGGGGACTGGTCGAGGAAGGTACGCCAGAGGGCGAAAGAACAGAGGATAATGGAAAAACTGGGGCTGAACCTTCCCTTACAGCAGAACCAGGCACCAGAAAACACTCCGGACGGCGCCGGAACGGATGAGACAACGGATGGAAAGAAAGGAGATAAAGGCGATGCCCAGACAGAAGAATAAAACAAAACCGGCAATAAGCGGCTTTTCGATAAATCCCGGCGAAGCCTGGGCCATAACCCCGGCGGCGCTAAGGCGACTGCTTTCATTATCATTCTCAAACTACATAGACGATGAAACGGATGACGACGAAAACACGGACATTTTGAAGGACTATAACGATTACGGATACGCGGAACTTTCCATCACCGGCCCGATTATGCGCTATCCCAGCCTGTTTTCAAGGCTTTTCGGCGGTACTTCCGTCGGGGAAGCGATGAATGCTCTTGATGAAGCGGCCTCAAAACCTGAAATAAAGGGCGTCCTTCTCAATATCAATTCTCCGGGCGGGACGGTGGACGGGATCAACGAGCTTTCCGGGAAGATATCCGGTTTCGGTAAACCTGTAATCGCCTATGTCGGCGGGGAAGCGAACAGCGCGGCATATTGGCTGGCCTCGGCGGCTGACAAAATAATCGTCAACGACACGGCCGCTGTCGGGTCTATCGGAGTATATACTTCATACCTCGATTCCCGAAGGGCTATGAAAGACGCGGGTTACGACCAGTACGATATCATCGCCAGCCAGAGCCCCAGAAAAGTCCCCGACCCCGCGCAGGACGAAGGAAAGGCACAGATACAGGCGCATATCGACAAACTCGCGGACATCTTTATCCGGGCCGTGGCGGAAAACCGCAGCACGACCATTGACGATGTTATGGAAAACTACGGCAGGGGCGACGTGGTGATCGGCGCCGAAGCTGTCAGGCTTGGAATGGCCGACGGAATCGGAAATTATGATGACGCAAAAGACATACTCCTGCAGACTATGTCTGCCCATCGTAAAACAAATACAGGCAGGACGTTAATCCGGAATAAATCTGATAATACGGGAGGAAAAGCGATGACTAAAGAAGAGATATTGACAGAATATCCCGAATCTGCAAAGGCTCTCATGGAAGAAGGCGCGGCCGCCGAACGGGCGCGTATCAAATCCATCGAGGACATCGGGAGCGGTGAGTTTCAGGACATAGTGAGTTCCGCAAAATGGGACGGCAAGACTACAGCGGAAGGCACCGCCGTCTTAATACTCAAGACAAAAAAGGAAAAAGACGCGTCGGAAGCAGAACAGAACAGGAAGAAGACGGAAGCAATGAAAGCGGCGAGATCTCAGGACGCAGGCATTATTCCGTCCGCTCCCCTTGAGACGGCTCCTGACGACGCGCAGGCGTTCCAGAGCGAAGTCGAGAAGATGAAGGCCGCCGCAAAAAAGGTGTCCGGGTCAAGAAGAAGGGGCATCACATCAAAAGGAGGACTGACAAATGAGTGAAATATTAACTTATGACAATCTGCTGGCAGGTGATCTGGATATAGTTACTGAAGAACCGGTGATCGTGGCCGGGGGCCAGGGCGTGATTGCCAGAGGGACCGCTCTTGGGAAGATCACGGCGTCGGGAAAGATGATGATCCTGAACAGCAATAACCATGACGGATCGCAGACAATTTACGGAATTCTGGGGGCCAACATAGACACCACCCTCGGAGATACGGATAGTTTTGTGTATCTCACCGGCGAGTTCAACCAGGCCAATGTCATATTCGGTGGAAATGACAATTATCTTACACATAAAAGTACTGCGAGAACATTGGGCATATTTTTCAAGCCCATCCAGCCATAGTACAGGAGGACAGCAATGCCTATTTCAATATTCGATACGAGGGTTATGCTCCGCGCTCTGGAAGAACTGTTCCCGGCGAGGACATTTCTCAGGGACACGTTTTTTACCAATACACAGCTCGCCGACGGCCTGCATGTGGACGTCGACGTTTACAAGGGAAAGAGACGTTCCGCGGCCTATGTCAACCCGATGGCGGAGGGCCAGGTCGTCACGAGAAACGGGTTTACGACAAGCACATACGACCCGCCATACCTGAAGCCCAAGAGACCAACGACTGCCAAAGATTTGATGACAAGGCTTCCCGGTGAGATTGTTTACCAGGGCGATATGACGGCTGAAGACCGGGCGAGAGAACTCCTCATGAAAGACCTGACTGAGCTTGACGACTATATCACCCGCGCCGAGGAACTGCAGGCCGCACAGGGAATTATTAACGGGACCGTGACCGTCACGGACGGAAATTTGATCAATTTCGGTATGAATCCGTCGCACCTGATCACCCTTACCGGGACAGATCTCTGGAGCAATGTAACGGGAAATCCCATATCACAC